CACGAATCAGACCTTGCTTGATACACCCAACGAACTCATCGCCAGCTGCGAGTGGATCAGCTGGATCAAATCCCGATTCTGCTCGACCGAGAATTGTTCCCGTGCCGTCGAATGCCTTCACTGCGCCTGCACCGTCTGTTTCCAAAAAGGCACCTGCTGCAATTACGTTTGTGCCTGCTGGGGCACTTATTGTCACTGGTTTTACCATTGTATATATTCTCCTCGACGTGTCCTTGGACCAGCATTGATTGCTCAACGCATCGCTGTAACCTCATCGATATATGTAATATAGAATTGATCATACACACATTTAAATATATTCCTTACACATACTTCAATCGATGTAAGTAAATTTGAAGAAATTGAAAGAAAGAAAAAATTGGGCGTTAGCCCGATTTATGCAGTTATGCTTGCGATTGCTTGCGGGTAGATGACTGCTAGTACGTAACTCATAAGAGCAACGATTTCACGGTCATATGGATCGCCTGGCAATGCACCCTCGAAGGTTTCAAGCTCGCTTTCTCTTACAAGCATTGCAGCCTTCTTACTGTCAATTACAAGTCCCTGTGCAGCCGTTAGGAATGGTGTTACCACGATATCCATCTGGTTGAACTTTAGAACAGGCATGTTCACTGTCACGTCGCCAGGTCTGGCGGTTGCGAAGTAGACATGTTCTTTCCAGTCAGTGCTCTTTGCAAGGATTCCCCATGCAGCTGGTGAGACAACAAGATGTGTTGCCAAGAAGCCGAATGGTGTTCCGTTTGCATAGACAGCGCCTTCGACAGATACTTGTGCGTCGATGACTTTGTCGTAAGTGATACCACCACCGGCTGATGTTGCAGCTCCTGCGGCAAGTCCATTTACGATGTCAGATGCAAGTTTCCTTGTAACTGCGTCAGCAGCGTTTTGTAGAATGAATCTTACGAAGTCATCCATACCACGCTTCATGATCTCCCATGTGATCTTCGTTCCTACTGCAACTTTTCGTGGTGTTACGGTGATGTCGTCGACTCCTTCATCGAAGTAGCTAACTACTGCACCCTCTGCAACTTCCACTGCAACAGTTGGTTGAAGACGTGGGATTTTATAAGCGCCAAATCCGCCTTTGTCTTTTAGATCGTCGTTGATGTAGACAAGCTCAAGAATGTTCTTGATATTCTCTACGGCAGCACTATATAGTGTAGTGCTAAGCATGGTCGTGTATGCACCACTTGCAGTTGAGGTTGTGATGTCTTCTTTGAACTTGACACCATATCCTTCAGCAAGGCGGATTGCATTTCGCGCCCACGTTTCTGTTTTAGCTTTGCGCTGAATCCCTTCACACAGCTTCTTACCAACTTCTTCAGTTAGTGCAGTGCCGTGTTCGGAATACTTCATTTGCGAAAGCTTTTCTACTTTGAATTTTCTCATGTTTGCTTTCCTCCTAACCCCGGATCAGATGCTTTGCAGCTTCACCGAACTTTGTGTGGATTCCGTTTTCAGCACTCTCCACAAATGCACTCCTTAGTATCGCACTTTCAGACTGCGGAGCGAGAGGCTGTTCTTCATCGCTTTCATCAAGTTCGTCTCCGAACTGTGATTTGAATTTCTCCTCGAGTTCGTCGATCTGATTCTTAAGAGCTTCAACGACATCAACAACTTTGCCCATGTCATCTTCCATCTCTCGGAATCGTTCTGTAATTACGGGTTCCTCTTCGTCTTGCTCAGTCAAAGGTTCTTCCTCTGCGCCATCTTGCTCTTTGTATCGAGCCTTCTCGCGTAGTCGTTTCCCATTACGAACTCTCTCTTTGAGCTTACGCACTCGGCGTAGCCTTTCCATCAACTCTCCTTCCTCTTCTTCGAGTTCCTCAGCGAGTTCTTCCTCATCCATATTTTCGGATTGGATTTCCTCTGTGTTCTGCGGTGTCTCGTCGCCTATGTTGTCTCCACCATCGGCTGGAATCGAGTTGTTACTTTTAGGATCAGTTTGAGTATCTACTTCGGCTTCATTTTCTTGCATCCGGGACTCCTCGTCTTCGCCTTCTTGCTCTTCGAGTTCTTCTTCGTCCTCTAAAGCCTCTTGTTGCTTGCCGTCCTGGATCTCTCCGTGGTCCTGGCTTGCATCAGGAGTGAGCGGCGTAGTCGGGGTTCCGTCGGCACTACTTGAAGCAGTAGCAGAGACGTCCTGATCCGCTTCGTTTTCACGGTATCTCTTTTTTGCCATACTTTCTTCCTCCACCTTATGCATCCTCGAGAGCCGCTCGTGCTCTCGCAAGATTGTGATGAGTTGTTCTTTTGTCTTACTCATTGGGTCACCTCTCGCAAGATTCTTGCTACGTCATCTTCCCCAAGCGTCCGAATGAATGATTCGGCCATGATCTCAGAACTTACGTACTGAAGATCCTCGAGCGAGCGGGAAAGCAGCTCTTCTACAATAACAGCTGCTGCCGATAGTTTAGCGTCTTCAATGCTAGGATATGCCTGTTTGAGTAATGGGAATAGCTTTTCAGCTCCTTCACTGCGCAGATCACCTGGCATCAACGGTCCACCAATCGCGCCGTCTGCTGTGCTCGTTGTCGCATCATGACGAAGACTAAGCGCCTCCGCGAATGCTGCGGTTGTATCAAGAAATCCTGGAGCGGGAACAATTGACCCTTCAATGATGTCGCTTACATAAGCTTCAGTAAATGAGAGTCCTGATTCTTGATTGAATCTCTCTTCAACTCTACCACCGATCAATTGTATTGAAACATGTCGAAGATCTCCTCTTTCGAGCTTTCTGATCATATCGCGTTCATGCGGATCAATATCTGCTTCGTAATGCCATCCAACTCCATCACAATATGAATTGATAAAGTGACCAACTGGTAGCGAAGTATCTTCGACTTTGTGATTGTACATAACTGGACGTCCAATCAAATCCTTGTGTTTTTCACGCACACTTGCCTCATTATAGAGTACATTGTTTCGTGAGATTTTGTTAAATGGGAGCATAAGACCTTTGAGGATATATTTAGTCTTACCAGTATGCGGATCGATCTTCTCTGCGAACTGAAAAGTACCTTGTCCTGGTACCCACACTTCTTTCATTAGCTGGGCGGTCTTCATTTGTTATCGTTCTCTAGTTCGTCTATCCTGTCGAGCATTTTATCTTTAGTCCAGCTCATTGGAAACTCTTCGTCATATACATCAGCTGCATATTCAACGAGTTCCGCCTTTGACATATCCTCTAGATAAAATTCTTCGTCCTCTACGTCTTCTGTGATTGGCTCTGGTTCTGGTTCTGGCTCAGAAACTTGCTCTCTTGCAAGCCATTTTCTCTGTCGACGTGTTAATTGTTCGTTTGCCATTAGTATTGATGTGTGTTCGCGTCTATTTAAAAATATTCATGACTTGAACATCTCCTCCATGATTGATATTTTTTCTCGCATGATAAGTTTTTGTCGAATTCTCTCTTTCTCAGCAGGCCATTTTCCAGTGATCTTCTTATGAATCACAGCGCAATACGCTTCTGGTGAATTCTTGTCAGAGTTCTTTGACATGCAGTCATCGAAATCTTTATAGTCTCCGAATGGCATTAGTCCCAGCCTCCTTCGAGATACACAGGAATGCTTCGATACCCAAGATGCTTGAGAGCAGCAACCCTATGATTTCCTTCTTCAATCTTATTCGTGCGAACATTATATAACGGCACAGACCTAAGCTTTTTGCCGCTGTTGATCAAGTCAATTATTCCTTGAATCGATTTTCCAAATGAGCCCAGCACATTTCCAGCTCTTCTAGCTGCAAAGTTGATGTCAATGAAAAATACTCCAAGAGTCGGATCTACTTGTTGTGCAGCAAATAGCTTACCGCTTGACTTATCAGAGGAGAGTGCTTTGAATACAGGACTCTTCCATTCAGCAGAAGTCAATCGTTCGTCTATAAGCTTCGCAGCAAAGTCTACATTCTTGATCGGAACCATTGCACTTGCATTCAATTTATGAATTAAAGCCTTTGCCTCTGCTACACTCTCATGAAGAAGTAGCAATTTCTCGGTGTATCTCATTTTTCGACGTATTTCAGTAGTAGTGTGTAGTACTTCGGGTTCTCTTCGAGATGATCGATTGCAATGCGAGCAGCATCCATTGGATCTTTTGTGTGCTCGAACTCGATCGGAAGTCCCAAGTGGAATTCCTCCATAGGGAATCCTCCGAAATCGCCCTGAGGCTTCTCTTCGTTCCCGTATATGTCTTCTTTCAATTTGGTGAGCTTCTCTGTGTACTTGAATGATTCGACTTGACCTTTCTCCCACTTCCTGAACCAATTATATAGCTCCTGTGCTACGGAGCGTGAGATGTCGTATGAAACCATGAATTCTTTCACATCATATTCTCTACGGTCTTCAAGCAAGTCTTCCTTCTTGAACATCTTGATCAATGAAGTTGCCTGTGAAGACAACTCTCTAAACGATTCATTCAATTTTCTAGAACCAAACTCAGCCTTCATGATATCCATAATCATCGTCTCCTTGTCAGATTTTGAATAAATCTTAAAGTTACGTTGAGCAATCTGATATAGTTCGTTTGGAGTTTTCTGCTTCAAAGCTTTATACCTAGATTCTACTTCAGGTCTCCATGCTTCCTTATGTAGGGATTCTAATTTCTCTGTGTATTTCATTATGCGTTCCTCGCGAACATGTACAAGAACTCGAGCACTTCTGCACGTTCGAATCCTTCATCCATGAGTTCTTTCTTGATTCCTTTCGCTGCACGTTTGAATGCGGTCATGTCAGAAATCTTTGCTAGACCGCCCATACGGTCAATTGCATCTCGACTGAGAGCTTCAGTGTGTAGTGTGTTTAGCTTCTCTGTGTATCTCATTTGATTACCTCAAATTAAGAAGATCTTTCAAAGCCTTCCTATCTTCACCAACAGATCCTTTTGCTAGAGCGACTGAAACTTGCTCTCTAGGAAATGTGTCGTTAATGCGATCGATTGCTTTGACTGTTCCAGCTACATTACCTGCTCTAGCAAGTGCTTGAACTTTCTTCCAATCAGCAATGTCTTTTCTCTTCATTGCTTGATAGTCTGGATCATCCTTCTCATCACGGATCTCTTTTTCACCAGACTTGACTAAAGCATCAATTCGTGAAGCTTGCTTCTTGAGTAGAGCGGGCATGTTTACTGCTTCTCGTTGTGAACCGTAAGTCTTATCTTTATACCCATCTCGATCTTGAGCAAAATCTTTACCTGCAGCTTGCTCTGTTTCAGGATCTGGATCGACCTCGCCACCTAAGACGCGTTCAGAAAGTTTTCTGATTCTTTCTTGAAGCTCGGCGTAGTCTGCTCCAGCAGCATTGTTAGCGAGTTTTGGATATCCAAGCTTCTTGTAAATAGCATTCTGTTCATCAGTACCAAGAGCATTCCAATGTTGACCGTACATCTTCCAAGCCATCTCATTTACTTCGTCGTCGCTTGGACCATTTGAAACTGATTCATTATTCTCAGGTGCTGGGATAGTATCTTCAAGTTCTTCACTCGTCTCGTCGCCGAGCTCGATTTGTTCGCCAAGTTGCATCTTATCAGAAATTCTCAGAGCTTTCTTGAAATCGCTATCTTTATTGAAAGCAAATGATCGTGTACCACGTGTGTACTCAATCTTTGCTTTGCTCAGACGATCTTCAAACTCATCCGCTTCCTTATCAGAAGGCATTATAATTGAGTTGAATTCTTTGAATGATTCTTTCTTGATCTCCTTTGGATCCATTTCGTCAGTTGAGAATTTTGTACCGTCCCATTTGACGATCGGTTTACCACCACGTACGTCAACGACAGTTCCTGAGATCTTGCCCCATGACTTCGTACGTCCTTGGCCAGAAGTTGAAACTTTATCGCCTTTCTTGAATGATTCAGAATAATCACCCATTACTAGATTGCGAATTTCAAAATCAGATGGATCACCTGGTTCAAACATCTTCTTGTTCCCGATCACGACTTTATTACTACCTTTCTGCACAATCAGTGCGTATCCAGCATTTGTGGATACAGAACGTGTTTTGAAACCTGCTGATTTCAAAGGTTTATCCATATCGAATAAACCAGAAGCAGATTTCATGATATCGATAACCTTATGCTTATCTGCAGTACTCATCGCTTCACTTCTCTTTGAATCTTTGTTAGAAATAAAAGAACGATATGCTCTGATCGCTGATGCAGCAATCTCATAAGCCTGATCCAGTGTCAATCCTTCTTCGTCTTCCTGTAGCATGTACGCAATCTCTTGAATACGTGGTTCATCGAATCCTTTCTTGACTCGATTCAGAATGTGTTTGTGTGCCTTCTTAACGAGATCAGCTTTGTCATCACCGTCAAGAACACTTTCTTTGTACAATTGTTTTATTCGTTGACTAGTGTTCATATGTTCCCTCGAATGTTTTTTGACGAAAGCGTCGAGCCGTCTCTTGACCTCGGATGCACCCATGCCGAACAGTTGACCAACGATCGCTATATCAATCGTTTCAAGACCTCCAGAAGCAAGTGCTTTCTTAAAATACTCTTCTGGAGAGGAAAACTGTTCTTTGCGCTTTGTCATATCAAGTTGTTTAGAGACATCCGTATATTTAAAAATATACATTTCACTCCTTGCGTTTAACACGCTTGTAAAAGATCGCTCTCGGACTGCTCCCAGCCGGCTTCACGCCTTGCCTTTCGACAATAAACTTCGCTTTCTTCATCCAGCGAATGAGATGCCAAGACTCAGAATTCGAGAGACCAAACTCTTCAGCAATCTGTTGTCTACTCTTTGATCGTTCTAAGAACTCGAGTACTTCATTGATCGAATACTTACTTTTCTTCTCCAACAGCAGCACCCCAGATCTCTATTCCTTTCGTGTTGTTATCACGATTGGTCCGGAGCTGCTTTTCCAATGCGACGAATTGGTCTTCTAGTGCTTTCTTGCTATTGGCTCTAAACGTCTCTATGTTATTGAGCCACTCTTGCTTCTTTTTGCATTCTTCCTTCCAGTTCGTCCAGACTTCATCTTTCGTGAGTGTAAGATCTTTGAGCACTTGCTCTTTCATACGATCAACTTGGTTGTCCGCTTCTTCGTATGCATTCTCTTTAGATTCGTCCAATCCATCGAGTACGTGGTTGATGTCTTCTAGCTCCTTCTTGAAACTAGCTACAATGCCTTTGGCATTCTCTTCATAATATTCTTGCTCAACGAAGAGCTTGTAGATCTTCTGATCTCCACGTGTCTCTGGAATGACTTCTCGTCTTGTCTCCTTTACGTTTTCGATTTCCATTATTTCTTCCCTACTCTATATACATAGAATGCAAACCAGATTGTGAGCAGAATCATTATGAATCCTGCAAACCAGTTGTACATCATGAACATATATCTGATGCAAGTGTAAAACGCAAACGCTAAGATGAGGAACGCAACAACTGCTTCAACCATCTCTTGCTTCATATGCGAATCACTTCTTGTTTGAATGTTGATTTTTATCTTGTCTGTCATCTTACTGTGGATCTAGCATTGCAGTACAACGACAATTGATTGCTACCCCTGGGAAACTATCGTCCGTGAGTGGAGCTTTCCCCTGCAGAGCGTCTGCGATCTTATACGACTTCATATGTCTCTTTGCATGAAGTGGACGTACTCTGTTATCGTTCATCGTCACCCAGATGAACTTCTCGAATCCTTGCTCTTGCCATTTCAAGAGACGTAGTAAGTTCGTTGACTTTCCTATCTCAGTCCGAATGATCCTTTGCACTTCCCAGTCTTGCGGATTCTCTTTGCGTTTATACTTGTCAATGACTTCTTTCACTTGCTTCTTGATCTCAGCGTGTGACAGTCCTCGTACAACTCCATCCAGAATCAGCCTGCGAACATCTTGTACTTTCTTCTTGTTGTATTGTTTAAGTTGTGCGTCAAAGTTCTTCTGTAGCATTGCTGCTTTATCCATGAGTGCTTTTGATAGCTTCTTGTCGACCTTCTTGTCAACCTTCGTGTCTAGAGCTCCGGTTCCTTCATGAACGTTATCAAGAACTTTTGCAAATACATCAGTCGCAATACTAGAAACCTTCTTATCAAATCCTTGCATCGTCTTCTCAAGCGAATCAACTGATTTTGAAGAGGCAAATGCTTCTGACGTCTTTCGTTTCTTCTTGTCAAATTGCTTAAAGAACGAATCAACTGAATCAACAAGTGCTGAGTCTACTTGCTCAAATGCTTCATCAGCGAGATCATCTTCGGCGCTTCGTAGTTCGGGTGTTGCGCCCTCCCGAAAACCTTCTGGGGATTGAAGTAGTTGAGGTGGTTCAGCGTCTGGAATGCTTACACCTGGAAACGCGTCCATATTACCATACGTCTGTTGGACGTCTTTAGCAAATTGATTTCCAGAGTCGGATGGTAGTGCTTCTAGTCCAACGAGCTCTCTGTATTCGTTGACTGTGATGATGTTTCTATCAAACAGATCTCCAGCGAATTGTAGTTTCTCGCTCTTACTATCGAAATCGATCTCTCCGAACTTGAACGTCGCATCCTTTGCTAGCCAAGTATATTCTTTTCTGAGCTCATCAATGATTGCTTTATCTAAGAATGCAACGAGCTCTTCTCGCATTGACTCAAGTCTATATTCAAAGACTACTCTGACTTCTTCAGATGTAGCTCGATTGATGTCAGAGTTCCATGGAGTCAAGTAATTCGGTACAAGACCTGATGTGACATCTCTTCGAAGCCAATCAACAGGAGCGCTCATGTCATCGTACTCTCCAACATTAGATAGCGAGTTGATCTCGTGTGGTTTGTTGAGAATGATGTGCTCGCTATCCCGTTTTGCATCGAAATCACTTCGGAGCGTCTCTATATCTTCGACTGTTGCCGGATTTTCTGCATCTCCTACACTTATGATCTTAGCGTTGAGAGCACGATAGCGAGCAATTATGGACCAGTTCTTGACGATCTCCTTAATAATGTCTGTGTCGTCTATAACTGACATGAGGAAAGAACGGCCGTAGATCATATCTCGGCTCCACCCCCACTTAAAGTGGGATATCTTCGCTTTGTCAATCGGTATTCCATACACCGATCTGCGGAACACTACGCTACTAGCGAGTACGTAGTTAATGAACCAAAACTTTGGATGCATTTGCGTCATCTCTCCGAAGAGATTTGAGAATGGATATGTTTTTAGTTCAGTTGGTACTTCATATATCCACCATTTATCGTGTTCATCTGATGCAAGATTTCTAAAGACTCTTGCTGAGTCTGTGATTGTGAATACGTTGTCGAGAACGAGTGAGCCATTTGGAGTCTTGGCAAATGTATTCTCAAAATATGCGTTGCCTGTAACAAGAGCTGAGATCACGAAATTTCGAATCTCTTGATTTCCTCTATCTCTTTGCTCAAGCCATTTGTTGAGAAAGTCTTCGGTCTTCTTGTCGCTTGACTCAATAGAAATATCGTTGCCTACGACAAAGAGCGCTAGTTGGTCGATGCCACTGTTGACTTGTGGTCTTGTAAGATACGCTTGTGTTGCAAGCTCCATCTCTTCATGTGGTGTGCGTGCTACGTTTTCATCGAAGAGTCCAGTGCCGAACCGTAATGCACCTAGCTTTGTAATGAATTGCTTAGCCGTAAAAAGTTCAGTAAATTTCATCGTTTACTACCTCCAAGATTCTTCGATATCATAAGGAGCTGTGCTAGTATTTGCTCCCAGAGGAAGTATCCTGCAAAGCCTGTGATAAGTGAAAACCAAAATGGTCTTTGTCCGAGCGCATAAAACACAACTGCAAGACAAAGCGATATAAACGGAATCTCAAAGAGCGGTGCGAGAGCTTGTATTGTAGCAAGGAATTTCCTTCCTTTGACGCGAGCGCGAGCACGTTGCATAGTGATCCAATTGGAAAACTTCTTCCAGAGATATTTTACTTTCGCTAAGAACATAGTTGGTATTGACATGTATATGTTTATAATTTTTGCTCTCATCGCTTTTGCCGCTTCAACCACTTGATCTTCTCTGATAAATCCATTTCTCTATGCTTTCCAAACGATTCTTTTGGCGCTGACGGATCAGATAAAGCTGCGGATTGTGTTTTTGTAGCGAGTGGTGTTGCTACGATCGTTTTGTATGAATACGGCATCAAAGCTAGCGCATTCGAGAAGATGATATCGCCGTGTCCTGTATCATCTGCTGAGACTTTGAACGTGTAATCCATCATAGTCATGTGATGCAATTGTAATTCGTCGGCCAGCAGCGTGACTGCATCTCCTTCGAGTAAGCTCTTTAGATTGACAAGCATATACTCTCGAATGTTTGCCTTCCTCTTTGCTTCTCCAGTTCTGATTCTAGTCGAAAAGTTGATTCCTTCAACGATTCCAGGATTCGTTCGCTTTGCAAACTCATAGAGTCCGAGACCTAATCCAGTCTGATCGATGCGCATCCTCACCATCGATGGAAATGCTTTGATCACTCGATCTAAGATCTTCTTTTGCGCTGGCAGATCAGTCTTCCTGATAGCTATGAGTGCTCGTTGAATGTATTCTTTCCGAATCGTACTATCTTCTAGTTCAATTGAGAACTCTTCGAACACACTGATTGCTGTGAAGTGAGTCGTTCGCGCTACATCTACTCCGCAATATATTGGGTTAGGTGTTTCGTACGTCCACGTATCTGAGATCGCTATCTTGTCGCCAAAGTTTACCAAGTCTGGATCTTCTGTTCTCTTGATAAGCGAGTGTGGAAAGAACGAAATGCTATCGTCAAGGAAGTCACACATGTACTCTTGTTTAAATATCACTGGATCTCGCATGCGCTTACTCTCTAACGCTTTCTTTGAGATCCATGGTGCAATCGGTACAACGTCTTGTTCTAAGATCGACTTTTCTGGATTGAACTTGCGCTCGTCAAACACTGGATACCGAAAGAATTCAAAGGAATGATGATTCTGAGTGAGCCTGAAGAAGTTGTTGTGTCTTCCATTCGCTGTGCTTCCTATAATAATCTGTCCGATGCCACTCTGCATTGTATCTTGGACTGCAGCGAGTAGCTCTCTATCATGTTGCTGAAACGCATACTCGTCAATCAGCCCACGAATCAATCTTCTACCTCTTACTGAGTCAGCAGCATTTCCAGATGGATACGCTCTGATGATTGTCTTTGTATCGTTGAAGACGATCTCAGTCTCCTTGACTTCGATTGACGATTTGTTCGGAAGCTTCGAATGATGCACAAGCCATGCTATCATCTTCAGAATATCTTTTGCGTTACGATAGCGCTGTGCAATGACTGGGATAAGTTGATCTTTGTACGTAAGAGCTGATACGATCAACTCGATTGAGAATGATGTTGTGAATGAGATACCTCTTGCTTTTACAACGAGAATATCTTTTGCATCTTCGTCTTTGATGTTCAAGCTAGCAGAGTGCCACTCCTTCTGATAGTCAGTCATGTCATACGGGATCGGTTGACCAACTGGATCTTGTACTTGGAAGAGTTCTTCGAGTAGAGCGCAATAGTCTAACTCGACTCGAGTGAATTCTTTCTTCGTTTGATACCAAGAACGAGTAGTTCCTTGAGGTC